CCGACCGGTGCGGCCAGTGCGAGCAGCGCGCCCATCACGGTCAGCTTCAGGTCGGCGTCGGTGCCGAGGCTCACGATGATCGCGCCCATGGCAACGGCGGGCAGCGCTTGAAACACCTTCGATGCCTTCGCCCCGACTGGGCCGAGCCTTGCGCAACTCTGCCAGAGCCCCGGCAGCCAAGTGCGGATCACCAGATTCGCGATAAACGCCAGCAGCGGGACGCATGCCCACGGCGCGGCTAGATGGATGTTGGTCTCCAGCCACGACCAGGCGACCTGCATCGCCACGAGTGCTTGCTCCGGATATGGATCGGACATGGGTTCTCCTGTTGGGACGCTGAGTTGCAGTTCAGTCGCTCTTCTGTCGGCGACGCCACAAGCGACTCGCCATGACGTCCGCCGTGCGTGCACGCTTTGCTCCGCCGCGCCACGTGCAATCGATCCCGCGGTAGCCGGCAAACGCGCCAGCCTCAACGCCTGCGGGGGAACGGTTCCGGCATCGATGCAGCGCCCCACGCAACAGCGCATCGGCGCAGTGTGCAGCGGCGTTCAGTTCGGCTTGCGACCCCGCGGGGAGCCGCCACGCTGCCGGACACGCGCGGTAATGCAGCTGCCAGTACGTACGAGCGCGAGCAACGCCACGCCGATCCGGATCGCAGCGGGCACCCTTCGGTCCGTCCGCACACCGCCCCTCGCCGACGTATCGCGCCCAGCGGGACTCATGCCAGCCGAGCGCAAGCAGTCGGGCGGAGCGCCGCAGATCGCCGCCGGTGGCGCGGGAGATTGCGGTCGCGACCATGGTGAGCCGCTGCTCTCGCGCGGCGGACTCTTCGCCGCGGTCCTGATGCCACGACGGCAGCGCGAGAAGGATCGCTAGCAGTGGACCGAGTAAGGGCATTGCAAGTTTCCGTGCTACGGGCGCTGAGTTGATTGCAGGTCAGTCGGCGTTGACGTCGAGATCGCCGATCGCGAACGTCGGCTTAATTCCCACGCTGACCGCAAGCGCGGTGCCGAGCACGCCGTACAGATGCAGATGTCCCGCAGCCGATGCCGCCGAGCCGAACCCGAAGTGGGTGATGCTCTCGCTGCCACCCGTCGCGGTTGGGAACTCGACGAGCGCTGCGTTGCTCACGTTGTTGCCGGCCACGGTAAAGCCGCCTGCGGTACGCACCACGGCGACGCGCGCGTAGCTCGTGTATGCGGCCTCGCTCGTAGTCTGGTCGCCTGCCTCGCCGGGGTCACCGGTGTGCAGACTGATGTACATGTCACCGTCCGCCGAGGACTGAAGCAGACCCGCAGCGTCGCCGACGTTGGTGTGGTCCGCATTCTGGAAGTAGTGCTCCAGCATCAGGGTCTCGAATTCATTCGTTGCGCTCATGGTCTCGGTCCTTCTGGGCTAGAGCCCGTAGTCGGCTTTGGTCGCGTTGAAGTAGGCGGTGATCTCGGCTTCGGAAAGTGCTCGGCTCCAGAGACGGGCGTTGCCGTGTGAGCCATCCCAGTGATCCGCCGCCGCTCCATTGTTGTTCGTGGCTCCGAGGTAGAGGGCCTTGGTAGTCGGCGTGTCGGCATTGGATGCTGTCGCGCGCGTTGTGTTGACCGTGAAGCTCTCGTCGGTGCCGTCCCAGGTCAGCGTGAGCATCGTCCAGGTATCGTCGGCGGCAGTGACTCCCGAGTCCCAGTCCGCGGTCGTGCCGATGTCCGCCATCCAGTTGTTGGTGTCGGTCTTGATGTTGCAGAAGTCGGCGCCGTCGTTACCTCCCACTTGCGTCAGATCCACAGTATGGTCGACGGTCTTCGTCCAGATGATCAACGTGCCCGCCGTGGAATTGGGGATCATCCACTCCATGAATTGCGTGGACGCCGCCACGTAGTCGATCGAATCCGTCGACTGATTGTGTGTCGGGCGCCGGGCGCCGGTGCCTTGGTAGGCGTCGTTGGAGGGGAACATTTCCAGATCGTCCCACTCTACCCATTCGCCGCCACCGGTATACTGCCCGCTTGGACGTAGACCCGCGTGACCGGGGTCGAACACCGCTACGAACTGCTGCCAACTAGTGGACGTAGTGCCAACCCACATTTCCAATCCACCGCGATCCCGCATCTTCGGGACTGCCGTTCCGTCGCCGCGCCCCCAACCGTGGATTCGATAGCGCTTCCCTACGGTCATATTGGTCTGAAAACAACCGAGCAACCCTGCGCCGGTAGATGTGAGGCGCAATGCTTGAGAGCCGCTGTGGGGACTGGTAACGTCTTTGGTCGCAACGATTCCAGCAAGGGCTGTCCAGTTTGCAACGCCCCCCAATTCCATGTCGCCGTCGGTGACTACATCCGCCAAATCCCGCGACTGGTCAATCGCATAAGTCACCGCCCCGCCCGGGTTGTCGATGCTCGCGTCTACGCTCGGGTCTATCCAGCTCTCGAGGTTCGAGGCGAGCAGGCTGCCGGCAGTGGTCAACGCATACGCTGCGGCCCCGTCAATGACGCCCACGCCGAAGATGTCTCCAACTGTCGTCAACGTGTAGGTCGTCGCGCCATCGATCAGCCCCACACCGAAAATGTCACCGGTCGTGACCAGGGTAAACGCGGAGGCTCCGTCGACCACACCGACCCCGAAGATATCGCCTGAAGCTACGAGGTCGAGGGAAGCCGCGCCATCGATCACACCGACGCCGAACAGATCGCCGCTCACAGTGAACGACGGGAAGCTCGCTCCTCCTATCAGACTGACTTGGGGGCCCTCGCGTTGCAGCCCACGCCAGCCGCCGCGGAGTACTCCAGCCGCAGAGCCAAAGCCGATACGAGGGCCACACGGGCCGATGTTGCGGAAACTACGCATGGTGTTTACAGCATCCCGCTAGCAGCGATCTCGACCTGGACGTTCCCCATGTTCGTGGTGTCGGTGAGTTCAGCCGCGAGCAGACGGACTCCCACGGCGCCGGGCGGCACGTCGACCACGACAGGCCAACGGATCGGCGTCACGCTCTGAGCAATGGGCCCCGGGAACTGCCCGAGGTAGTGCTGCATGTTCGCGTATGGCTGAGCAACGGTGAGCGATGCGGCGTTGTTGACGGGCTCGATTGCAGTGTTCCCGTCCGCGTCGGTCCACTCAATGCGGAAGTGAGCGCTTCCGGACGACGCAGATACGTTCATCGTGTACGTGATCCAGAACGCGACGCGCCGCGTGCCTTGCGCCAGCGTCACGACGTCCGGGTCGTTGAACGCGCCTGCGGCTTCCAGCGCTGCCGACGCTTGGTGAACCCCGACACGCCCGTCAGCATTGCCGCGGACAGTCCCCATGACCTGCGCTGCCGTCATTTCTACTGATGCCATGTACTTCTACCTTTCAGACGTGCTGGTGTGACGGGGCTACGCGGGGACGTTGTTGACGCAGGCTTCGCCGCTGAGGTCGATGACGTTGTACTCGGTTACGTTCTCGCGGACCTTGTTGGTGCCGCCCGTGTAATCCATCGTGATGGTGTCGCCGTTCTCGATGAGTCCGGAGAGCGTCAGGATCACGGTCACGCCGTCGACCGTCACGCTTTCCACCGTGGCGTCGTCGCCGTTCAAGGTGTAGTCACCAGTGGCAGGGGTCGAGCTCTCGTCCAGCGCTGCCTCGTAGGTGAGCGTGATCTCTCCACCGCCGATGCTCGTCTCCAAGCTGGTGAGTGCGGGTGGCCGGATGTTCGCGATGCTCTCGTCGGCGAACGCGACGGCGTTGTATTCCGTGGTGTTCTCGCGGAGCTTGTTCGAGCCCGGGATCACGTAGGTCACCAGTGCCGTCTCGCCGTATTCGACGACACCGCTCAGTGTCAGCGTGACGTCGGTACCACTGACGCCGACGCTCGCCACGGTTGCGCTCGTGCCGCTCAGAGTGAAGGCACCGGCCGCAGGCACGCTGCCACCGTCCATGGTGCCCTCCATCGTGATCACGACAGAAGACCCGGCGGCGTTGATCGTCGCGCTCACGAAGTCGGGCGGCGTCACGTTGGTCACGGCCTCGGTCGTGAGGTCGTCGACCTGGAAACCCTCCGCGCTCAGGATGGGCGTGGCCCCGGCGGTGTAGCTCACCGTCGCCGACTCGCCGTATTCCACGAGCGCAGTCGTCAGGGTCAGCGTGACGACAGCTGCCGCAATGGCAACGCTCGCCACGGTTGCCGACGTGCCGGCCAGCGTGAAGTCGCCCGGCGCCGGGACGTCGCCTTCGTCCAGGTTGCCGGCCCACGTCAGCGCGATCTCGTCGCCAGCGTTGTTGCTCGTGCTCGACGAGTAGGCCGGAGCCACCGCGTTGGTGATCGGCGCCGCGGTCAGGTCCAGCACATCCACCCCAGCCGCCGACTGGATCGGATTGGTCCCGTTCGCGTAGTCGATGGTGATGGTGTCGCCGTGCTCGATGTTACCCGTCAGGGCCAGCACGACGGTTGAACCGCTCACCGTAACGCCGCTGATGGTGGCGTCGTCACCGTTGAGCGTGAAGTCACCAGTGTCAGGGGTGCTGCTCTCGTTGAGCGCGCCGCCCCACGTCATGGTGATCTCGTTGCCGTCCGAATCGGAGATGCCGGAGGCGTAGACCGGCGGCGTCGAGTTCGTGACCGACTCGGTGGTGAGAGCAGCGGCTACCGCGCCGTCGCCGTCCGCGATGAGCGGAGTCGTCTCGGGCACCGCGTAGCTCAGCGTCACGGTCTCGCCGTATAGGATCGGCGTGTCGAGCGTGAGTGTCACCACGGCGGAGGAGATCGCCAGACTGGCCACGACTGAACTCGTACCGGCCAGCGTGAACGACTCGACAGCTGGCTCGCTCGCCGCGTCCAGGTTGATGTCGTAGGTCATCGCGATCGTTGTGCCATCCTCGGCACTGATCGCGGTCTCGAACGTCGGCACCACAGCGATCTGCCCGGTGATACGTTCGAGCGTGTAGTTCGAGTCGACGCTCCGCGCATAGGTCCCGTCCTCGTGGACGGCAAGCGTCACCGTGTGATCCGCGTTCAGCGTCAGCACGACGTCGACCGCGTTTGGAAGCGTGACGGTAATCGCCGGGGTCGCGCCGCTGTCCGCATTGTCCGCGTTGGTCTGCTCAATGGTCTGCGTACCATCGTCGAGCCACGCTGCAGCGAACTCGACTTCGCCAGCGCGGACCGCCACCTGGTCAAGCGACTTGTTCATCGTGAGAGTGAAGCGCCCGGACCGCGCAGTGTTCTTCACGGTCAGCAGAACGATCGTGGTCTGCACGTCGGTCTCACTCGCACCGGATGGCACGAGAACACTCTCCACCGACACGCCGAGCAGCCGCAATGCCTGAGCCGCTGACATGAAACCGCCGGTGGTGATCGTTGCTGCCGCGTGTAGCGAGTCGTCGGTCTGCACGCCGTGTGCGTGCACGTGGTCGCCCTTCGCTGCGGTGATCGCCGAGCCCGCCGCGTTGGTCGTTCCGAGTGTCGCCGGGGTCGCGGCCCCCTGCAGGATCTCGGCCCAGGTCGCGACGCCAGAGGCAACGGCAGTGACGCGCCAGCGCGAGCCGTCATCGATCTGCCGCGCAGTCTTGCCGACATCTCTCGACTCGAAGCCGCCGTGCGTGGTGCGGTCCGTGGCGTCGTCCGCCTCATAGGCGTCGTTCGTCGAAACGAAAGTCTGGTCCTGAGTCGAGACTCGAATGGTTCGCATTGCTCAGTTGCCTTTCTTGGCCTTGGCTGGCTTCGTCGCCTCGGCGAGTTTCTTTTCAGCCGCGTCGGCTCGCGCGGTCTGCTGTTGGACCTGCTGCTCGAGCGCGGCGATGATCGCCTCGGCGTGGTCGAGGTCGTTACCGAGTCGCGTGATGACCGATAGCGCGCCGGTCTGTCGCTGTTGCGCCAGTTCGGTCTGGCGTTGCTGGTTCACTGGGATGGTCCGTTCTGTTGCCATGGTGGTGCCTCCGTTGATGCGCCGAGCGGCGCTGCTAGTTGTCGACCAGCAGCAACTCGAAGTCGCAGCTGACCTGCGCTACCGCGCCGTCGCCCCATGCCTCGACCCAGATGTCTGACTTCTCTTCGATCACCAACTCGGGGCCGCGCGGCTGGTAGTCGATAGTGCCGAGCACGCCGTCGAAGAACAGCTTCAGCCGCTTCGACTTCATGGGTGCTGTCACGTCGTCGATGTCTGCGCGCGTGAACACGCGGATGTTGCTCGTTTTGCCCGAGTCGACGTGGGCGTGAAGCCCGAGCAGGTATGCCGTCTTGCCGGCGGGCACGCTCCACCCGGTGAACTGGGTCTGACCTTCACCGGCGCCGATCTGAATCAGGTCGGTGCCGCCGCCGCTGTTCTCGATCGTGGCCGCACCGGTGTTCGCCGCGCCGTATACGCCGACGGAACTCACCCATGCGCGGTGCACGCGGAGGAATGACTTTGCGCTATTCGCGCTTGCACCCGCGCCGGCAGTGGCCAGCGTGTCGGTTTCCTCCGCGAGCGTGCTCGTGATCAGACCTTGCACGGTGATCTCTCGGGCGCCGTTGCCAGCCGCGGTATCAGCCGCGTTCCCGCCGGCCTTGACGCGCACCAGTGTCCCCGCGCTCAGCGGCCAACCGGTGAAGCCGAGCAGGTTGACGAACGCCCATGAACCGTTCGGAATGGCATCGTTGCGGCCGAACTTGTGCACCATCGAGTGGCCGGAAACGTTCCCCTTCTGCACGTCGATCAGGAAGTCTGTGGAGTATCTTCGGCTCATCAGTACCACCCTTGCGTCGTTGAATAGGTGAGGTCTTCCGTCGCCCTGTCCAGGATTGTGATCGGGTCGTTGGCGCCCAGCAGCAGCTCCGCGCCGTCCGGCGTCAGCGTGATCGCGTTGCCCGACCCGCCCGAGTTCGTGATCCGCAGCGCGGTGCCATTGACACCAGCCGGGAGATTCATCGGTAGCGCCCCGCCATCGGTGTCGCCGCGGATATCGTAGTCGGTGGCCAGAATCGTGTAGGTTGCATCGGTATGGTCGATCTCGGTCGTTCCGACTATGCGCCCACCCGCGACCGTCGTTCCGCTTTCGTTCGCGATGAAGCGGTCTGTCGAGCCTACCTTGACCGTGTAGACGCCGTCAGCGCCAGCGCCGTCCCCGGCTCCGGTTTGCGTCAGGATGCTTCCGCCAGCCGCTGCGCTTGAGGCGAACGCATCCTGGCCAAGCAGTCTGCACAACTGCCCAGCGCCGCTCGCGTGCGCCGTGTCGAAGCCGAGATCAAACGTGCCCGCGCCGCGGATTACCTGGCACTGATTCACGCTCAGCTTGAGGTATGTGGCAGCCGTTGGATCGGACGTGACGCCGAGAACCTTGACGACGCCGCCCTGACTGATGAGGTGCAGGTTGCTCGCCCCCTCTACGTCGCCGACGCGCAGCCGTGAGAACGTGTTGTCGTACCCGATCAGCTTCATCGAGTTCGCGCCAGCGCCGCCGTGATCGCTGGCGATGTATTCGTCCTCCGGAAGCCGCAGCAGTTCCGCGCTGGCGTAGTTCGTGCCGAGCCCAAGGAATCCATCACCGACCTCGGCCACGTCCGACGCGGACACGTTGAAGACGAGCGTCCCGTCATTGCCGCTACCGGTGGCGATGCCTGCGGACATGGTCACCGTCGCACCGTCGCCAGTGCCCGCGCCGTTGCCGCCGGTGATGGCCAGGTCACCCGCGGTCCCGGCAGAGCTGGTACCGGTGCGGATGGTAACGCGAGCGGTCGTGCCCGCAGCGCCCTCGCTTCCCAGGATGCCGATACCGCCGCCGATCGAATTCCAGAAGGTGAGGTTTCCGGTCAGCACGCGCGAGCCGTCGCTCAGATGGTATTGCGTGTGATCGTCCCCAGTCGTGAGCCCGGAGAGCAGCGAATGCTTCGGCAGGATCCACGCGGTCGCGTCGGTGTCGATGACGTCGCTCGGCGCGTTGGTCGTGCACATCCAGCGCGAGTCAGCGTAGACCGTGCCCTCGGTCACGACGATGACAACGCCCGCCGCATGGTTGCCCGCCGCGTAGTTGACCGGGCGCGTCCACGGCCCGGACTGGATGACCCAAAGCCCGTTTTCATCACCCGAACTCTGGGCGGTCAGGTGAGCGACGTCGCCAACCGTGCTCAGCGCCACGCTGTCGATCGTCACGCCAGTGCCGCTCAGACTGACGACGTTCGCAACCGCGACAGCCCGCGCCCTCGGCTCCAACTCGGTGGACAGACTCAGTGAGTCGAGCAAGTCACGGCAGTAGCCGCCGACGCGCGACGCGCTGTTCTCGCCTACAACAACCGCGTTTTCGATAAGGTCGGCTGTCGTCTGAAGTTGCGTGCGGGTCTGAACGGTCATTGTTGCCTTTACTCGAACGTCGCATCAAACGTGGTGTCGAACACGCCGGCCGTCTGATACTCGACGTGGACCACGATCCAGTCCTGCATCGGGCACAGCTGCAACACGAGCCGCTCGAACTCGGGCCGCCGCGCGTTTGGGATCACGACTGGCGTTGACGCGGGAGTGAGTGTTGACGCGCCGAAGTAGATGAAGTGCGGCCACTTGGTCTCGTCATCTGGTAGCGGTGGTGGCGCCTTGTTCGTGAGGTTCTCGTTGACGAGGTAGCCGACGACGTTGTTGAGAAACGCATTGCATCGGTACTGCGTGATGGGAGATCCGAACGGGTCCTCGCCATCGCTGCACCGCGGCTGGCTCGCGTAAGCGCTGCACGTGTGCGTTCCGATCTGCGCCTGGTTCGTGTAGTCGTGCGGGTCTCGCGCGATGCGGACCTCGCGAACGACGACGTTGTCGATACTGCCGATGAACCCAGCGCCGGAGCCGCGGAACCGAAGCACGATAGAACTCGCCGTCAACTCCTCGGTGTACCTGCCATTCGCGGAGCGCGCCGTCCCCGCTGTTCCGCCAGCCATGACGGTCACCGTGCCGGAAACATAGTTCAGCACCTCGTACGTGATGCGGTAGAGCACCCCATTCGTTAGGACGTTCTGCGAGAGGTATTGCAGATGGGTCGCGCCAGCGGCGTTGGCTCTGCCTTCAACGCCAGTCGACGCTGGAGTGATCGTCCAGTTGAACCCTTTTGCCCAAGCGAAGTCAGTGTCGAACGTGCCGTTTAGCGACTGCTCGAGCGCATCGTACGGCGTCACCCACCAGTCGTGGATGTAGACCGGGAACCCAGCGTCCTGCAGCTTGCCCTGGATGTAGTCCGGATCTTGCCCGCCGCGGTTCTTCCATGCGACGTCGATCCGGTTGATGCGCGTTGCGTCGACGTCGTCGGCTCGCGCGAACAAGCCGAACTGCTGCTCCCATTCCGCGTAGGACGTCGTCGTGTCCGGGTCGATCTCCGCCCACACCGAATCGATGAAGTCGCGCGCGTCCTCGGGCGCACCGGTCAGTCCCTCGAAGAACTGTCGGAGCTGCTTGTCAGCAGTCAGCCACCATGCCCGCGCTTTGGGGAGTAGATGCTGATAGATGCGAAGCCAGAGGGCCATGCGTCGACTCGGTTAGGCGCCGGGTGCGGTGAAGGTCGCGGTCAGTTGCGTGATGCCGAACTTGTTTGCCTCGTAGCCGGCGATCACACCGTCCAGCCGTGCGTAGACCTGAAGCGTGGTCGAGCCGATGTCTAGCGCGAGCGGCGTGTTGAGCGTGACCGTCAACGGATGCGGCGTGTTGAAGTTGCCGACAGGCGTTGATGCGTCGGTCGTTGTCGGAGCCGGCGCCTGGACAGTGCCTGTAGCGTCGACGTATTCCACCTTGAGCGTCGGCATGCCGCCGGGGAGGCTCGAGTAATCTCCGCCCGCGCCGACTGACCCGCCGACGAGCGCGCGCACCGAAACGAGCTTCCCGTTCTCTGGGATGTTCGAGATCGGGATGATGAGGAACGCGGCGCTCGCGTTCTGCACCCACCCGAGCCCGTTCGCGTAGAAGTCCCAATCCGCTCCGAGCACCGGAGCCAGCGACTGCGAGCGCACCTCGTCACGGTAGAGCTTGTCCAGCGCGTCGACGAGTTGCGCCGCACTCTGGTCGTCGATGTTGCCGTTGAACGCGATGTCGGCGTCATGCATCAACTTCTCGCGACCGCCAAGCCAATCGTTGACCCACGTCTTCTCCAGCGGCGTCCCTTGGCCGTCGCCCTCGGTTACGTCGTTCTGCGCCTTGCCGTTCGGGAAGTCACCGTCGCTCGTGTTGGTCTGCGCTGGGTAGCGGTCTTTGATGATGATCATGCCTTACGCCCATTCCATCTCGCCAAGCTTGGCTTTCTCACCGTCGTCCAACGTGTACCCGATGATCGACGTCTCGTCGCGTTGCAGGTCGATCGATGCGAAGGTAGCGCCGGCCGCGCTTGCGACCTCGTGCACGACGCCGCCAATGCCGTCGCGAGTCACACGGTCCACCCGCGCAAGCGTGGAGAGCCCAACGATGTACGACTCGCGCGATCGGAACCACTCGTCACAGGCGTCACCGATGCGCGTCTTGATCGTGGCCTCGTCGTCGTTCGCTCCGGTCGTGTTGAGCCCGGTGACCTCGACGTCGAAGGCAATGCGCGGGTTCGCGTAGACGTTGACGCCAGCGCTCACCGGGCGCCGTGTTGCAAGCCCAGACTCCTCAAGCTCGATTGCAGTCGCTACCGCAGTCAGTTGCGCGGTCGTCGGGATGCCGTCTTCGCTGCCCGAGCTGGCCTCGGTCGCCTCGCAGTAGACGTCGACTTCTCCAGGGCTGCTCGACGTGTAGGGGTACACGTAGATGATGCCGGTGACCGTGAGTCCCCACGTCTTGTAGTCAGCGTACGCGCCGCCCTGTGGGGGCGCCTGAAAGCGAGTAGTGACGCGCGCACGATATGCGGCCTCGGTCTCGGCGTCCGCAGCGGTGACCGTGGTCGAGTCTACCACCGCAAGGCTCGCCACATTCGGCAGCGGGTTGATGAAGCTCAACTCGTCGGCGGCGTTCAGGTTGCCGTCCGCGCCCTCGCCGCCGTTGCCGTCCTGATCGCTGTTCGCGCGAACCGTGACCTGCACAGTGGCCGCGTCGAGGTCGACCGGGAACAGCGTGATGTACCCAAAGCCGGTTTCGCTGCGTAGCAGTTCGGAGCCGCTAGCCAACTGCCCAGTCTGGTTCGTGACCGAGACATCGATGACGAGTTCGGCGCGGGTCGCGGCGCCCGGGTCCCCGACTCCGATGAGCCGACCCCACTCGATGAGCGGCGTGATGAGCTTCCCGTTGATCTCCGTTTCCTGAAAGCTCGCGTAGGCAACGAACAGCTGAAGGAACTGAAAGCCGGCGTATTTCCACAGCAGGACGAACACGCCCGCGAGCACCTTCGCCAACACGCGCGAGAATGCCTTCGGGAGTAGCGGGATGGTCTGCGAGAGCGACGCCTCTAGTTGCGAGACGATGGTGGCGCTAACAGCGCTCGTCGTCGGGATGGCTAGACTCATGCTCCGCTCATGTTCTCGGTGAAGGTGAAGTTGTACTCGGTGCCGTCCGCGACCGTGACCGTGACATCGAGCCGGAGTCGCTGCGGGGCCGTGATGCTGGCGCTAGCCTCGACCTCAGTTGCGATGCCCTCGCTGACCATCCACGCGAGATCGCCGGTCGCCGCTTCCTCGATGGTGACGAGATTCGACGGCGTGAGCGGCATCGACTTCAACAGGAACTGCGTCCGGCTCCGGTACTTGCGCACGTCCTCGGTCTCGTCGAGGTTCGCCCACCACTCTTCGGGGTCCGTGGCTTCGGCGCCGGAGTCCTCATCATTGCCGCCCCATAGCGAGAGCAGAACACTCGTCGACAGGCCATCGGACATGACGGGGTTTCCGTTGCGGAATTCGACGTCGCCGCCATCGTCCTCGTTTTTCATCCAGACGTCGGTCATGGGATTCTCAGGTTACGCAAATGCTGCCGAAATCCGCCCACGCGCTCGGGCTGCCGCTGGCGATTACGACGCCGTAGGCAGGCGCGCTCGCCTTGTCGATGCCCGGCATTCCGCCCTCGACCTCGGGGGCGAACGATGAACCGAGTTGTCCGGCGGGCCCCGAGTAGCTCCACACCGAGATCCCGGCAACTCCGAGTTGTGCGTTGATCTCTCCGATGAGCAGATTGAGCGCGTCGATCTGGATGTTGATATTCGCGATCGCCAGGTCCAGGTCTGTCTGAATGTTGACGAGGTTTTCGAGCGCGGCGGTGATGTCGATAGTGAGACCGAAGTCGATGATGTCTCCGGGGTCAGGCAGCCCGATGCCTAGCGTCAACTGGATCTGCGCTTCGAGTACTGTCTTGCGCCCCTCAAGCGCGGCCTGGAAGGTGAGCAGCGCGCGGAGCGTGTCGTCAACGCCGGTGTTCCACTGGCCGCCGTTCAGGACTCCGAGCGCGCGCAAGTCGGTCTGCGTCGTGGCCGCTCCGAGATCCGCGTCGTCGCTCGTGCCCACGTTGAACGCATCGCCGAACGTCCCCCACGCCGAGAAGTCTGGCGCTCCGATGATGATGGCGTTGACGTTGGCGGCGCGGTCGACGCCTCCGAAGCCGTTGACGGTGGCTGCTTCCAACGTCGTCCCGAACCCGCGCGCCGTGCCTGCGTAGGTCCAGCCGGAGAGCGAGCCAGCATCAACCCCGAGTTGCAGCGGCCCGGTGATGCCGGCGACGATTGCGAGTTGCGCTTCAATGCCGACAAGCTCCGCCGCGAGGTCGGTGTTGGCATCCGCGTTCAGTGTGAGCCAAAGCGCGAACACCGCTGCGAGCTTCGTCGGGTCCAGCGCGTTCACAATCGCCGCAGCGTTCGCTACTACGTTGGGCGGGAACGTTGCGCTAATCGCTGCCTGCGCAATGACCGCGTCATCAAGCTTCGCGATGTCCGCGGCGAGTTTGAGAGTCCCCTGCGTAAACCCCGGCGGCGTCGCAGCAAGCCCGACGTTCACCAGCGAGATGGGCAGACTCCCGACGTACGTGAGTGCCATGACTCACCCCGTGATGCTGTTGTTGCCTGAGATGATTTGCCCAGCAGCTGGAATCGAAACTCCGACGCCGCCGGGTGCCACCGGGCCGCCACTGTTTGCCAGCGGTGGAATCACTACCGACACGAGATCGCCGACACGCGCCAGCGGCTGACCCGCTGCATCGGTGAAACGCGCCGACGATAGGCTGAACTGGCCGACGCCCGCCGGGCTGATACTGAAGCCCCACCCGTTCAGGTTCTCGAAGACGATCGTTCCGTCGCCCTTGAACCAGGCTTCACCGACCACGGCACCATCGTCGTCACGCGCATAGGCGCGGAACTCACCGCCGGATGCCTTGCGCGTGTTCGTCGGATCCGCGTAGCCGGTGCAGGACTCGCTCCCAGTCCCAGAGCTTTCGTCGAGCGCTGCGAAGTCTCCAGGGAGCGGAGGCGCGTCGATGCCACATGGCGAGTAGTGATCGCACGTCTGGCTGGTGCCGCCCGGGTCGACCTTGACCGTCTCGTCAACGCCGTTGCGCTCGAAGCCTATTACCTCGGCGACGCGGGATTTGATGCGGTTCGTCATGGATCAGTCAGACCAGGGCAGTACCGTCGGGGCCGCGCCGCTGAACGAGCCGGGCAGTACCAGACCGAGCGCCGCCGTTCGTGCCTCCGAGGTCGCATCGAGCGTGACGCCGCGGATCAGTAGCTCGCTTTCCGTGTAGACCATGGCGCCGGGCGCGAGCAAGTTGACCAGCGTGTTGGGCGTCCACAGCTCGCCCTGTGGGTCGCGCCATGTCGGCAAGTTGTCGACGGTGAATGCCGCCATGTCGGCGAACATGCGACCGAGCTTGGCCCTCGTTGCTGCGGGCCCACCGCCGGGCGGGGTGTCCTCGAGTTGAAACGAGAACGGGCGCACCACGCTGGCGAGCCAGGGGTTCGGGGCTCGGTACTTGTCGCCCTTGACGCCCTTCTTCGCCGCCGTGAATCCAGTCAACTCGGAGAAGAACTGCTGCGGACTGAACGCGGGCGTGATGCGCGTGAGCGGTCGCTCGCCCTCTTCGAGCCGCGCGACCGGGTTGCCCTGAATGATCGATTGCCAGAACCGTACCGCGCCGAGCGACGTGTTGTTCACCACCAGGCCGCGCTGCTTCGCGAGTTCGACCAGAAAGCCCTGAATCGCGTTGCCCGGTTCGAGCTTGACCTTGTCGAAGACTACGCCCTCGTCGAAGGCGCCGAGCTCCAGAGAGAATGGCGCGAGCAGGGCGGCGGCGATGGCTCGGAGACCTACGCCCTTCCACTCGTGCGGCACCGTCGAGCCCGGAGCCGAGCAGTCTGCGAGCACGCCGGGCAGCGCGTAACCGCCGACCTCGACCGTGCGCGACTCCTCGCCGACCGTCGGGAACACGTCGACCATGGTCCCGGTGAACAGCGGCTTGCCGCCGACCAGCACTTGCATCGGCTTGAACGTGAACGGGCGGAACGTCTCGCGATGTTCCGCGCTAGTCGGGTCGAAGGGGCTCGTCAGTGAAACCGTCGAGTAGGCGTCGAGCGCCAGGTTGACGGTCAGCTTCGACCAGAACCGCCACTCGTTGTCACCGATGACAACCGATATCTCGTCGGGGCCGCGAGCCACTATGCGGCCTCCGGATAGTACCGGATCACCGTACCGCGAGGCATCTCCAGGATGGCACTCCCTGGCAGGTCGTTGTTGTTGATGAGGGCGTTGAGCCTATCGTCGGAGGTCGAGCCGTACAGCTGCCCCGCGAGATCGATGATAGTGCGCGCACGGTCGAGTACAATGATGCGCTCGGGCACAAGCGAGAACGACAACTGGACGAGGCGCCCCGCGTTGAAAGCCACAGCATCCTGAAGTGCCTGGATGCTGCCGCCCGTGTCGAGTTGGTTCGCGGAGACGCCCGCGATATCCGTGAAGGCATCATCCCGCCACGCGACTGCCGCATCGAACTTGTCGAACATCTGATCCGCGGCACCGATAGCTTCGGGGCGCGTCGTGAAAGTGTGGTTCAGGGTCGACCGGACTATCGCCGACACCGCGGCGAGCACGTTCGTTTCAGTGGAGTGAAAGTCGTTAGTGATCCGGTACGTGCGGTCCGTGACATCGGAGCCGGGAACGAGTCGGCCTCCTGGATTGCCCGCATCGGAATCCATGAGACGGTCGGCCAGGTCGCTGTACCCGTCGATCCGCGACTCGATACCCGCCAGCGCGCGAGCCGGAATGCTGATCAGGTTCTGAAGCTGCTGCACCAGTAGTAGTGGCTTGCCGACCAGGACGTCGAGGCTTCGGTTGATCAAGTCCTGGGCGTCGCGGAACTCGCGCGCGACGTCGGCTGTGGTGTTGGCGATGCCGTCCAGCGCGCCGCCGATCTCGTTGAGCACGTTGTTCAGGGTCTCGATGAGGCCGGCCTGATTCACGGCGTTCTCCAAGAACGTGATGTCGCTGTAAAGCTGCGCGGCCTCGACGTCGAACAACTCGATCGCTGTCGTGATCTCGTTGCTCGCTGACTTCTGGAGCGTCGGGTAGACGGTGCGCAGCGTCGGCCAGAACGAGACCTCGACCACGCTTTGATTCGCCGCGGTCTTGAGGTCGTCACGGCGCCCGATGGTTCCCATGGGCACGACGTCGAAGGTGCCGTAGAGCGGATGCTGGAGACGTCCCACTCCGGGCTCGAGTAGCGCGGCCTCGAACGCGGTTGCTTGCAAGTCGCAGGTGTCACCGGTGAAGAAACAACGCAGCGGGTATTTGCGCGCACCGCTCCCATTGCCCTGGATGTAGACGCCGTTGACGCCGGGGAATTGGAACGCTGTATTGCGGAGATCGATGGCGCGGGACACGTTCTCGAAGTCGAACTGGATGCGCTTCCCGGTCGGCGAGAAGTAGACGCCATCGCGGATCCGGTCGCGCCAGGTCTGCGTAGCGGGCGGAACGTCGAAGGTGCTCCGGCCTGGGGCGACGGGGAAGGTCATCAGAATCCACCGGACGGCGCCATTTTGATCCGCGCCCGTCCCTTCGTCGGAGCGTTCGTCAGTTGCGCCCGCTCGGTGTCGCCAACAATGGTCAGGGTCGCGTTGCTGTTCTGCGTCGATTCCGTGACGGAGCGCGCAACTTGGTCCGCCCCAACGCTGGTCAGCTGCGGTCGGGTCATGGGGCCTGCGCCGTCGGTACCGGTGGCGGCGAACTCGTCGCGCTCTTCGTCAGTCTCGGCGCGGTCGGCGGAGTGCACGAGACGCAGGTGGACCGGAAGCTTGGGGGCCTTGGCAACAACGCCAGCCACTGCGTCGAGGCTGGCCTGCGCCATGTTCGCGGAAGACTTCGCAACCATGCCGGCGCTCTTGTCGATGCCGCCGACGAATCCCTTTCCAGCGTCGATTCCGATATCGGCCATGGCCTTCGATGGGGATTTAGACTTCAACTTATCGATGACGCCCTTGACGAAGTTGATGGCAAAGCCGGCGCCCAGGTTCCATAGGGCTGTGTGGAAACCGATAATTGCCCTAGTGAACCCGAGGAAGATGGCCCCAGCTACATCGCGGATCTTCTCTGCCAGCGTGGCCTTCCCGTCGTTCAGGATGATCGCGATGTTGTCGATCGTGTCGCGAAAGGTCTCAGCAATGTTGACGATTGGATCTACGATCGACTTCAGCGCCGACCACAGCGCGCCCGTGACTACGGCGGCCACCTTGAACATAGCGCGCGCCAGCGCTCCGAACACGACCACAGCAATCACGATGCCACCGGCGATGGCACCCATGTCCTTCGCGAACTGACGCCAGACCGGATCGTCTGCGAACCGCTCGGCATCTTCGGCGCCGCCAGTGAATTGCCGCCAGGCATCCGAAGCGCCTTTCAAATTCGCTGTAAACTCCTTCTCGAAGAACTCACCGAGAATCTTCATCTGGGTCACGGTGTCACTGAAGTCCGCAGCGATAACCTCCTCGTTCTTCTCGATCCACTCCTTCATACCCGAAACGATGCCGCGAAGTGGGCCGGATTCGATCTCGAAGAGTTTCACCTTCAGCGCGTCGGCAGCGGACTTCAGTAGGGTGAAGTCTCCCTGCAGCGTATCCATCCGGATCGCCGCCATCTTCCCCGCACTGCCTCGCGCCTCTTCTAGTTGCTCCGTCAGTTTCTTGAGCCGGCCAGTCTTCGCCATGTTCTGAAGCGCGAGCGCTGCCTTCTGCCCGCGTAGCCCGACCGCTTCCGCGATAAGCTTGATCTGATCCATGTTGCCGCCGGCCTTGACGACGGCCACTGACACATTCTCCATAATCTCCGCAAACGGGAGCGCGTTGCCCGCGCCGTCCTTGAACTTGACGCCCATCCTGTCGAGCTTCTTCGCGACGCCGGGCGTGAGAGCCGACAGCTTGGTCAGCATGGTGTTCAGCGACGAGCCGGCGACCGACGCATCGAGGCCGCCGTCCTGAAGCAGAGCAACGGCAGCCGTCACGTCCGTGATCGGAATATTCAACTGGCGCGCGGTCGCCGCTACGTTCTTCAGCGACTCGCCGAGCGAGCCGATCGTGCTGTTCGTCTTAGTCGACGCGAGCGCCAGAATGTCTGCCACGTCGCCGGCCTTGCCGGCGTCCAACCCAAAGCCCTTCAGCGCGTTCGACACGACGCTGGTAACCTCAGCCAACTCCAGCCCGGACGCTGACGCCGCATCGAGCACGCCCTTGATGCCGCCCAGAATGTCGGTCGTGTCGAAGCCAGCCTTCGCCATGATTTCCATACCGCTGGCGACTTCGGTTGCGGTGAACTTCGTGGTCGCGCCGAGTTGCTTCGCCTTGGCTTCAAGCTCACCTATCTGGTCGCGTGTCTTGAGCGACACCGCTCCGACGTCGGTGATGGCCTGCTCGAACTCAGCGCCCGTCTTGATGATATCGCGAGCGACGAGTCCCACCGCGGCGCCTGCTACGCCAGCGGCAATACCGACCTTGCGCAGGCCCGCGGCGAGCTTGCTAGTGGGGCGCCCGACCGCAGCCATCCCGCGCTTCATCGAACGCAAAAACCGCTTCGTCCGCGTCTCCATCTTCCGCACGGGACGCGAGAAGCGATCGATCGCGCGGAAGATGGTTGAGACGGAGAAGCGGCCGGCAGGCATGAGCTAGGTGTTCTTCGTGGACTGCTTGAGGGAGGGGCGGAGCGACTCGTAGAAGTAGCGGATCTCGTCGAGCGTCATGGTGCGCGGGTCAGGTAGCCCGGGGTAGTTGAACGCGCACTGCGTCATCATCTCGGAGTACACGCGCACCAAGCCGTGACCGCCCTCCCACTTCGAGAACCAGACATTGCCGCCACCGCGGACCAACGGCGTGCACACATCAAGTCGGCACGATGGCGGCTGGACTAGCCCAGGAATAGACTCATGATCGCCGTGACGTACTCAAGGTCACGGTAATCCATCCTCTTGTAGTCGTTGGGCGGGCGGTGCGTCATCTGAGCGAGCACGGCATGGGTCTTCGCGACATCATGCCCCGTCTTCTTCTGGTCAGTCACGAGCAGCGTGTCGCCAGTCGGCATGCTGAACACGCACGGCTCCTGGCTGTTCTCGTCGAAGACCGGGGTATAGGTCGGCATGCCCTTGGTGTTCAGCACCAGTGAGCCGCGCTGCATCGCACGCACGAAGAGCCGGCGGCACTCGCGGAGACCCTTGCGGTCCTCGTCGTCCATCCCCTTCTCGTCGATGTTCTTGTCGAGCATCTTCATGAAGCGCTCGAACTCGGCGAGCGCGGTTGCCTCATCCACCTTGTGCTCGGGTCGGTTGTCGTTGGTTGGTGCCTCTGTCGTCATGGTGTCTCCTACTGTTGCTCGAGTTGGCCCTGGCCCATCAGCGAAACGCTGATGGTGGCGCTCGCGCTGGAACCTTCGATGGTGTCGGCGACCTGACCGGTGCCGCGGTAGATGGTGCCGGATGCGAGGGCCACGGTGCACGGCACGAAAACGTTGCGGTTCGCGTTGGCCTGGAGCGCCTCGTGTGTGCGCTCCTCGTGGTTGTTCATGAGGCTCAGCCCCGTGACGCTCCACACGGTCTTCGTCTTGAGCAGCCGCGCAGTCCCGTCGCCGTTCGCCTGCACTTCGTTGGTATCGCCCCCGAGGCTCATGGCCGCGTCTGAGTCCGCCGCTACGGAGTAGAGGCGTCCGTCGATCGAGACTTCCTGAATGCTTCCGCCGATTCCTGGCATGGTCCTGAGTCCTGTTCTGCTAGGGGCGCAGCGCCGCCGTTTGGCTTCGCCGCGCCCCGTCCTGGGTCAGTTGGTGAAACGAGCGCCAGACGCCCGCGGAGTGGCTACGCAGTGCCCCCGAAGAAGAACCCGAAGAACTGCTCGTGGCTGATGATTCGCGCGTTGCCGCTCACCGCGAACGTGACGCTGGTGTCGAGCCGATTCGGATTGCCCGAGTTGATGACGGCGGTGATGCTGGCCTTCGCCGTTGCGGTGTCGCTGATGATCGCGGCGAGCCCCAGACCGTCCACCACATCGGCGATGGCCGCGATGGCCCCGCTCGGCTTGCGTGCGCTCGGGCTCGTGGTGGGCTGGTCGTCCGGGATGAGCGGTGCGCCGTCCCACTCCGGCGTGTCGAACTTCGCTTTCACGTTGAAGATTGAGTTCTGCAGCTTCACGATGGTCGTAACGTAGCGGTAGGCCGGGTTCTGGTCACCCGCCGGCGCGTAAAACGTGACGATGTCCGCGATCCGTAGCACGCCATCCACGACGCGCACGCTAGAGCTCCCGCCCTCGAGAGCGGTGTTGCGCTGCGTGTAGGTCCACTGCTCGGCGTCAGTCCCGGGGATGAGGCTCTGCAGCAGTTGGCTACCGTAGCCGCGCGCCGGGTCGTTGTTGGCGACCTTGGCGATGCGGGCCAGTTGACGAGCCGCGACTCGAATCGGCAGGTCGGGGGAGCCCGGTGCG